CAGCGCATCGCCATGACGTCCAAGCGCAACATCAAGCGCATCAACAACCCTGACGACATCATGAGCCTGCCGTACTCGTTGGTGGCCACTCGCCAGCGGTTTAATGTGTATGCAGGCAACTACTAGGAATGTTGAAGTTTAGCATACTGACTACGAGGGCCGCGGCGTTGGCCTTTAGGCAGGTGTTTGCGTTCTTCAGCATAAATAGCGTGCGCATGGTTAACATTGTCCCGATGCGTAAGCAACTCCAAGTTGTCCAGCCGATTGTTGGCGCGGTCAAGGTCTTTGTGGTTGACTTCAAGTCGGCCAAGAATTCGGCCGTTAAATGTCTCCCACACCAGCCGATGCACACGTTTTCTGTGATAGACGCCGTTCTGCACCAAATCGACTTGTGCGTATTTATGCGTGTCCAATCGAAGTTTTACTGGACGATGCCGAGTGTCTCCGACCCAAGTGTTGCCGCGCTTGATGTTGCTGGCGGTGGCCAAACTGGTGTCCAAAAACGCCGCAACTTCACGCAACAGCGCACCTTGCTCAAACATGCGCTTGGCCTCGGCTACTTTGGCGCCGTCCAGCGTTTTACCTCGTGCTGTGCGGCGCACATTACCGTGATCGCTCACCTCGTACAGATCTTCAAAGCCAAAAACTGGTTTCCACGTTTCCATGCTCAATCTCCGTTTAACATGAATGGTAGTATAGCATGAAGACGCCCATCCTCGGATCGGCGTATGTTGCCCGCAGCGTCAATGCTGCGGACAACCGGATGATCAACCTGTTTCCGGAGATCGTACCGGAGGCAGGCAAGGAGCCCGCGTTCTTGCAGCGCGCGCCGGGGCTGCGGCTGCTGGCGTCTGTCGGCAGCGGGCCTGTCCGAGGTCTGTGGGCCTTCGGCGGTTACGGCTATGTGGCCAGCGGCAACACGCTGTACCGCGTCGATTCCAGTTGGCAGGTCACCACAATCGGCACGCTGACGGGCACCGGCCCGGTCAGCATGGCCGACAACGGCACGCAGTTGTTCATCGCCTGCAACGGCCCCAGCTACATCTACTCCGGCTCGGGTCAGTTCGCGCAGATCACAGACCCAGACTTCCCCGGCGCGGTGACGGTCGGCTACCTTGACGGGTACTTCGTCTTCAACGAGCCTACCAGCCAGCGCGTATGGGTCACAAGCCTGTTGGATGGCACCTCGGTAGATCCGCTGGATTTTGCGAGCGCAGAAGGCTCGCCAGACGGCTTGGTGAGCCTGATCATCGACCACCGTGAAGCCTGGCTTTTCGGCACCAACTCGGTTGAGGTCTGGTACGACAGCGGCGCGGCTGATTTTCCTCTGACGCGCATCCAAGGCGCGTTCAACGAGATCGGTTGCGCTGCGCCGTTCTCCGTGGCCAGACTGGACAACGGGCTGTTCTGGCTGGGCTCGGACGCCCGCGGGCGCGGCATCGTCTACCGCGCGAATGGCTACACGGGCCAGCGCATCAGCACGCACGCGGTGGAGTGGCAGATCCAGCAGTACGGCAACTTGGCTGACGCGGTGGGGTACACCTACCAGCAAGACGGCCACGCCTTCTATGTGCTGAACTTCCCCACGGCCAACACCACTTGGGTCTATGACGTGTCTACCAGCGCCTGGCATGAGCGTGCCGGCTGGGACACGTCGAACGGCGTGTTTACACGCCACCGCGGCAACTGCCAGATGTCGTTCGCCAACGAGATCGTTGTAGGCGACTACGAGAACGGCAACATCTACGCGCTGGACTTGGACGTCTACGCTGACAACAACAGCGTGCAGCGGTGGCTTCGGTCATGGCGGGCGATGCCCACGGGTCAGAACAATTTGAAGCGCACCGCGCACCACACGCTGCAACTTGATTGTGAATCAGGGGTCGGGCTCAATGGCTTAGATCCTTTTGATCCGGTTCCGGCTGTAGACGAAACTCTGTCGTTGAACTTTGCCGCGCAGCTTTACGAAGTCTATGAGGAGCCTGTGTTCACTCAAGGCGTCAACCCCAAAGTGATGCTGCGCTGGTCGGACGACGGCGGGCACACTTGGTCAAATGAACACTGGTCTGAGATGGGCCGCATCGGCGAGTACAGCCGCCGCGTCTTCTGGCGCCGGTTGGGTATGACGCTGAAGCTGCGTGACCGGGTGTACGAAGTCAGCGGCACAGACCCCGTGAAGATCGCCATCATGGGCGCCGAATTAAACCTCAGCGGCACGTCGGCATGAGCAGCCCGCCAAACATTACGACCATCACGCCGCCGCGCGTGCCGATGGTAGACCCCAACACAGGAATTATTTCTCGGGAGTGGTACAGATTCTTTTTGAACCTGTTCACGCTGACGTATGAGAACACGGGCGGCTCAACAAACGACTTTGCTTTGGCTCCATTGCCGGTTGACTACTCGGATGTCATTGACACAACGATCAACGGCCTAGAGGTAGCACCAGCACCGGTCGACTACACCGCAGAGATAAACGCGGTCAAGCTTGACGCTGAGATCGGGACGCAGCCGCCTGTCATCTTCGGCACATTGGCGTACCAGAACTCGGAAAACGCATTCGTCACCCGGCTCAACACCGTGAGCGCAACGACGGGCGCGCGCAACGGCACGCTGGCCGAAGACAGCGGGTTTGTCACGCTTTCGGGAACAAACGGTGTCACTACAGGCATCGGCGCTACAGCAGTCACTGTCACGCAGGCTACGGGTTTCCGTCCGTTTGCCAGCAACACCTACAACCTTGGCACTAGTGGTCAACGCTGGGCGTCTACGTACTCCACCGAATTTTTAGCCGGTGCCGGACAACAAGCCCGTTTCAAAGAGGATAGTGGGTTTGCGGTTGTTGATGGCGACAACGGCGTCACTACCGGCATAGCCGGCACCGCAGTGACGGTCACGCAGGCCACCGGCTTCCGTCCGTTTGCCAGCAACACCTATAACTTGGGCACCAGTGGTCAACGTTGGGCCTCCACATATTCCACTGAATTTTTAGCTGGATCAGCCCAGCAGGCACGTTTCAAAGAAGACTCGGGTTTTGCGGTTGTTGATGGCGACAACGGCGTCACTACCGGCATTGGTGGGTCTGTCGTTACAGTCACACAAGCATCAGGTTTTCGGCCAAATGCCAGCTACTCTTATAATTTAGGCACAAGTAGCCAACGTTGGAATTCTGCCTACGCACAAGAATTTTTGGCTGGGGATTCTCAACAGGCGCAGTACAAAGAAAGTTCTGGATATGCTCTTGTAAATGGATCTAACGGAGTTCGGACTGCGTATAACTCTACAGTTATTACCGAAGTCAACAACGTCGGGCTGCGACCAAATGTGTCTGCGTCTTATTCTCTTGGGACTTCAAGTTACTATTGGACTGGCGTGTACGGCAGCGTTTTTTACGCAGACAACACAACCACAAAGTTCTATCAAGACACCGACTATGCGGTTCTTACTGGGTCAAATGGCGTAATCACCGCCATCGGCACCACCGCTATCACGGTCACACAAGCCACGGGCTTTCGCCCGAACGTCGATAACACGTACAACCTTGGCACCAGCGGACAACGGTGGAACACCGTCTACGCATCGGTGGGCACCATCAATACTTCTGATGGCAACGAGAAGCAGCAGATCCAAGAGCTTACCGACGTCGAACGCCGTGTGGCGCAGCGTTTGAAAACACTGGTGCGCACGTTCAAATGGAACTCGGCGGTGGCGCTCAAGGGTGATGCAGCCCGCACACACGTCGGCGTGATTGCACAGGACGTTCGGGCAGCGTTTGCCGCCGAAGGACTCGACGCGCACAAGTACGGCATGTTCTGCAGCGACGACATTGAATCTGCTGACGGCACCGCAACCACTCGCTTGGGCGTGCGCTATGATCAACTGCTGACGTTTGCCCTCGCGGCTTTGTAAGGATTTTTATGGCTATCCTCTCGCCCGTACCCAAACTTCAGTTCTTCGACGCCAACGGCGCGCCTCTGTCCGGTGGGAAGCTGTACTCCTACGCTGCTGGCACGACCACGCCGCTGGCCACCTACACATCGGCCAGTGGCCTGGTGGCCAACACCAATCCCGTCATTCTTGACAGCCGCGGCGAGGCGTCGGTGTGGCTGGGCGACACTTCGTACAAGCTCAAGCTGACCTCGGCCACCGACGTTGAGATCTGGACGGTGGACAACATCGACGTCATTTCGGCGCTGACCACACTGTCCGCGTCCAATGGCTCCAGTCTTGTAGGGTACGTTCAGTCGGGCACGGGCGCGGTGGCCACCACGGTCCAAGCGCGTTTGCGCCAGTCGTTGTCGGTCAAAGATTTCGGCGCCGCGGGCGACGGGTCTACTGACGACACCACGGCGATCCAGAACGCGCTGAACGCCGGCACCGGACGCAGCGTCTACTTCCCTGCTGGCACCTACCGCATCTCCACCACGCTGCTCGTCAAGACCAAGACGACGCTGATCGGCGAGGGGATGAACAAGTCGATCATCAAGCTGACCTCCGGGTTCGGAGCAGGCACGACCGCGATCCGCAACGACATCATCACGGGTACTGTTGACGTCTACTACGACACCGATTTGGAGTTCTACGGGCTGACGTTTGACGGCAACAACAACTCCACGCGCACAGCGGAGCTTGTCGCTGTTGCCAAGGTGTCAAACGTCACGTTTTCAAACTGCGGCTTCCAGAACCATACGTTCATCGCGCTGGCTATGACCGCCAACCGCAACATGGTGGTGACGGAGTGCTACTTCACCAATAACGGGCGCCCCATTCCATCTACAGTCAGCGCCCCGGCGCTCTGGACCGCAACCTCGGTGC